TCCAATGATGATATCGGTCTCGTTAATTCCCTGCGCTCCCAGATCAACCAGTCGGATTTTGACATGTCCGTTTTTCTTGGAACATCTCATCAATCCCTCCGGATGATTGGCGATACTGCTATTACTATAGCGAAGGGTCTCCGGAACCTTCGTAAAGGTAATATAAGTGGCGCCTGGGAGGATTTTACAGGTCGGAAACGTAAGCTTCGTTCGAAGCCCGTTGCTCGTACGGCCGACGAGATGTCATCTCGCTGGCTCGAAATGCGCTACGGCTGGATGCCCCTTCTTCAAGATATCGATGAAGGTGCTAAAGCTGTCGCGAACCTGATAAATCAGCCAATGATGGTGCGGTATTATGTGACCAGCCGCAAGAATGCGACCCCGCCTATTGTCGTTAACGGTGCTTCCTCTGTTAACGCCTATAAGTCGGTTAGGATTCTTGCAAAGATCAAGGAAAATCCTTCCCTTGTTTCTAAGCTTGGTCTCACTTCTCCCGCGAACCTTGCATGGGAACTCCTTCCATGGAGCTTCGTCGCGGACTGGGTTTTACCCATCGGCGATTGGCTCGAGTCCCGAAGCTTTGCTTCAGGTCTTCAAGGTACCTTCATAAGAACAGAGAAAGAGTATTATCGACATGAGGGCTACAAATTAACGCAGCCTGGTCTTGTCATGATACATCCTCCTCTGAATTCGTTCTGTGAATCTTTTAAGTTCACGCGAACGATTTCGTCGTCCTTGAATGTCCCTATGCCATCGGTTAAACCGTTGTCAAAGGTTTTTTCTTGGGCCCATGCGCAGAATGGCATCGCGCTCTTGACACAGCAAGTAACCGCTATGAAGAGAACGCTTCGCTAATCTGAGTAAGTCTAGCTCCACCTTCCTGCTCGCTTTGCGAGTTTACTTCAACTGCCTTCGGGCTACCTTTCGCACTCCTGCGTTAGGTACTTTGAAATGGAGATCCAATGTCTGCTATCGCAAACATTGTCGCCTTTGATGGCGCTTCGACACCTGTCGCCCACACTTTCGTGCCACAATCCGTGACACGCGAGAAGAACAAGATTACAGCTTTTTACAAAGAAGCTGTGACCACTGTTCCGGATGCTGCCCAAGGACGGATTACTCTGTCCATGGAAAAGCTTCCGAGTGGGATCTACAAGGTCGAATCACGCGTGGAAATTCCAGTTATGGAAGCTATCGCGGGAAATAACTCCTCTGGCTACACAGCGCCACCAAAAGTGGCGTATGTGGACACCATCCAGAGCACCGGCTTTTTTGCGGACCGTTCGACAATCACTGATCGTCGAATCGCCCGTGGCGTTAGCAATAACGTCATGTCCGGTGTGAGTACCACGGTTGCGCTCGTTTTGACGGGCCCAATCGCGGAACTCTTCGATCAACTTGTTATGCCATCGTAAGATGTCTAACTCGTGGTTCGCTGGTATCGTGTTCCTGATCATAGTTCTCCAAATTTTGGGCTTCAACTTCTTCCCTAACTAGGAAGCGTTGTAAGCGCTATGATCAGCAGCTACCATCCTTTAACCTTATAGGTCAATTATGAAGCTACTTAGCTCTTGGGATGATGAGTATCCCGCAAGTGATAGTCTTTCTATACTCTGGGATCTCGCCGGTCACCATCTGGTTGCGGCGAAAGCTCTTCCAGATCACCACCCCTCTATCCTTGATCTCGAGTTCTTGCTTGAGAAAAAGGATGTCAGGGGGTTGTGCCTCTATGATATGTCGTATGAGACTCTCAGTAATGAGATGTCCGTGTTCCATGCACGTCAAATCCTCGGATTCTTCCAAAAGAATCCCGAGCTTGACATCGGTGTGGATCGCGAACAGGTCGCTTACGATAAATTCGTAGAGTCCGAAGCTGGTTGTCGTGAGACAAACAGTATCCTCAAGCTTTGGTCGAGGGGGGATTTTTGCTTCCACCCTCGCGTTGAGGCACAACTTTTCCGTGCCCAGCGTAAAATCGCCCAAGTTTTAGGCCTGCTCCCACCCCTAGAAAAGGTGGGGCTACGTTTCGGTCCCGGCTCTACCACGTCGACAAAAAGACGTATGGCCTCTGTGCGTGAAAAACTTCATGCACGTATGGCCTGTAGCGAAGATCTCGCCCCCCTTGCTCAAAGCATGGTGGATGAGATGCCATTGTGGGCTGAGCTCCAATCAGAGCTTCAGTCCCGGGCGTCGCTTTCCATATCTGTTGATGTTGGAAAAGTGACCTTCGTCCCTAAGTCTGCGAAGACTCTTCGTGCCGTCGTGACCGAGCCCGTTTTAAACGGGATGCTGCAACTCGGCTACGGCGACATTATCTCGAAGAGGCTGCGCGCAGTAGGTATCGACACTCGAGATCAGACTCTTAACCAGCGTCTGGCCCTCGAGGGTTCGAGAACCGGGGCCTTAGCGACCCTGGACCTAAGTTCTGCTAGCGATACCATTAGCTATGAGCTCGTATACCACCTCCTTCCGCTAGACTGGGCATCTGCCCTTTCACGCTGTCGGACTGGTAAAGTCTCCCTTCGCGGGGAGATCATAAGTCAAGCTAAATTCTCTAGCATGGGCAATGGCTACACGTTCCCGCTTGAAACCCTCATCTTTTGGGCTCTCGCGAGATCGTGCTGCTCCGACCGAGATATCGTCTCTGTTTATGGAGATGATATCATCGTTCCGAGCTATCGGGCGCAGGAAGTCTCCCGACTCCTGCAAACGGTAGGGTTTAGTGTTAATACTTCTAAATCCTACAGCCACGGCTTTTTCCGCGAAAGTTGCGGAAAGGACTACTACAAGGGAATCGACATCCGGCCCTTTTACCAGAAATCTTTGGTGGGCCCGGCCTCCCTCTTTATCTTACATAATTTCTATGTTCGATATGGACTCGACGATTTCGCAGAACGGGTAAGATCTCTGATCCATCCGTCTCTGCGAATCTTCGGACCCGACGGCTACGGCGATGGTCACCTTTTGGGTGATCCTCCGCTTCGGCCGCACAAACGTAATATCGGGTATGGAGGCTATCTGTTTAGCACCTTTACTTGGAAGGCAAGGCGAGACATCCGCCCGGTTAAACCGGGCGACTGGATCGTTCCCCTCTATAGTATTTACCTCCGCGACCGCGACCCCGAGCCCCTTTGTAATACCAAAGGCGTTCATGGGATCGTGAGAGCTGAGGCAGCTCGACCCGGGTTCACTTACCCCGGGAAGAGAGGCTATAAACGGATATCGATATACACTCTCAACAAGGACTAGTTTCTAGTC